ATCCCTAGTCCTGGTCCTGGTCCTGGTCCTGGTCCTGGTCCTGGTCCTGGTCCTGGTCCTGGTCCTGGTCCTGGTCCTAGTCCTGGTCCTGGTCCTAGTCCTGGTCCTAGTCCTGGTACTTGTCGTGACTGATTATAGTATGTTTGTGGTGTTATTATTTGTAGTTGGTATGGTATATGTTGTTGTTGATTTCTTAAATGCCATAAATTATAGGTAGGATAATTTTGATTCATACCACTTCCACCAATATATTGTTTTTTTAATTTTAAATATTTATATTTGTATTTTTGTGCTTTTTTTTTATATAAATTATCCATATTTAATATATATATATATTAAATTTTTAATAATTCTACTAATTCAAAAGAAAACATATAAAATTTTATTTGAAATATCTTCAATATAAGTGATAATTTATATGCTAATTATTAAATCATTCATTTTTTTTAATTAATTAATACCTAATTCAATAAGTTTTTCTTTAGGTACAAATTGTAATGCTGAACTATAGTTTTGTACAGCTATTTCAATAATTTCTTTTGTCATTTTTGCACTAGGTACATATAGTAAAGAGTAACCATCATTTTTAACAGCTAATAATATAATTTCTTCTGTTATTTTTTCTTTAAGAGCATATTTTAATGCACAGCCTTTATTTTGAACAGCTAGTTTAATAATTTCATTGGTCATTAGTTTTATGGGAACATATTCTAATGCAAAACCATTCTGTTGAACAGCTATTTTAATAACATCAATTGATTTTTTATTATTAGATAATCTAACATATTCTAATGCGCAACCATTTTGTTTAACAGCTTCATCTATTATAATATCATTCATTCTTGATTCTCTTATTTTTTTATTTTTATGAATATATTTTAATGCGCATCCATTCTGTTTAACAGCTTCTAATATAACATCATCTGTTTTTTTAATATCAGGTATATGTTCTAATGCTTCACCATTTTGCTTAACAGCTAGCATGCAAATTTCATCTGTTATTTTATTAGAATCACAAACATATTTGATTGCAATACCGTGTTTTTGAACAGCAAATTTAATAATTTCATCTGTTTGTTTATTTTCTGGAATATGTTGTAATGCATATCCATCACTTTGAACAGCAAAAATAATAATATCATCTGTCAATTTTTCAATTGGAATGTATATTAATACATTACAATCGTATTCAATAGCAATTTTAATAATTTCTTTGGTCATTTTTTTTTGAGGTATATATATTAATGAATAAGCATTAGTTTGCACAGCAAAATTAATAATTTCTTTTGTCAATCTATAATTAGGTACATAAAATAGTGATTTATAATTTTGTTCAATAGCAAATTTAATAATCTCATCTGATATTATATATTTATTTGTATGAGTTGTTAGTTCAAAATAATACTGAAGATATTGAAATGCATTAAAATCTTTTTCAATAGCAAATTTAATAATATCATCACTAATTTTATTTTCAGGTAATAATATTAAAGAAGATATTATATCACCATCTTCTTCTTCAATATCTTCTTTAATAATTTCATCAGTTAATAAAAAATTATTATCCAAATAATAATTATATTTTGTTAATAAATATTTAATATTATGAAATGATAATTTAATTAATATTTTAATTTTATGATCTGGTAAGTTTAATAATATTTTACGTTCGTCTGATTTTAAAGATAATATAAATGTTTGTTTATTTTTTGAAAATTTTAATAAATTTATTAACTCATGAATAATTTCTGATTTTGGACAGTTTGAATTATTGTAAATTTGTAATAATGTTTTTTTTGTAATATCTTTGGATAATTTATTTGATTCAATATATTCTTTTATTATATTTTCATATAAAGTTATTAAAGACATTGAGTTTATTAAATTTATAATAAATATATATATTAATTATTTATTATTCAATTTTTTCTGGTTTTGTTTTAGTAATAATATTACTGATGCTTATTCATATATCTTTTTATTATAAAAGTATCAACTATACCTACTAATTTGTTGATACTATTATTTTATATTATAAAAAAATTGAAAATATATTTACTTAACAAATCTTAAGCGTTTAATTACATTGAAACATTCAATATGTATTCTTCTACCACTCAGACTTTTATAACTTTAACGACTGCTATTGCCATCAAGGTCTATCCTCACCTTACTGACCCTCAATTTGTCGCAGCTCCATACCCTCAATTCGTCATAGTTCTCGAAGCCGTCCCTGTTGAAGACTGGTGTAGGACTTGGCCTGCAGAAAGAACCATCATGTTGAGGATGACTTCGAAACGAGTCAAAGAAGTTGTTGATAAGATGCGTCCTCCTGCTGTTGTTCGCTTATGTAGAAAGTATTGGGATGACTTCAATTCAATACAAAAACTAAAACTAAAACCAGAAAAAATTTTGATGAGACAGCTCCTCTCACTTGTTGATAATTGTAAGATTACAACACTGAGTCTTGAGCATTGTAATATAGACTGGGTAATGCAAGATTTTAAAAAAGTGCTAGATAAGTGCCCAGAGTTGAATAAGCTCGACCTCAGTGCCAATAATTTGACCGAAGGACGTTTTGTAGATGCGCTAATGCAGTGTTCAGTTAGCGCACAGACTAACTCTGCAGTCTGTGCACTAACTTCCCTCAATCTAGCATTTTGCAATATTGGCAATTATGCAGCTGTGAAGTTAGCAAATGAACTAGGTAAGTTGCCAATGTTATCTTGCCTCAATCTCAAATGCAATTACATCGGTGTTGAAGGAGCAAAAGTTATAGGAGGAATGCTTGGACAATGCAAAGCGTTGACTAGCCTAAATCTTGGTAACAATGAGATCTGCAATGGAGCAATAAATATTGTTGAAAACTTACCGCAATGTAGCACACTGACTGAGCTCGATCTCTCTCGTAATTATATCGATTGTGAAAGTGCAATGTATATTGCTGAAAATCTATTAGAGTGTGTTACACTAGCTCACTTTGATCTAAGTTGCAATTGGATCGGACCAGAAGGGGTTGAAAGCATTACAAGAGCACTTAAACAGTGTTCATCTCTAACTTGTCTTAATCTAGAAGACAACAAGATAACAAGATGAGAGTATTTGAGTGAGAATATTGCGGATTATACCAGCTCTTTATTGGATATACGCTCTTGAGTGCTTATACTGATCTTGAGTGCTTATACTGTTCTCGAGTGCTCTCTTAAGTGTTCATATTTCTCTATCAAATAATTTATTTTTATTATTTAGTTTATACTTTGTATTAAAAAAATCAATCTGTAACAAGATTGCCATAGCAAATAAAAAAGAATTGAAAGCCTATTTTGGTACCAACTATCTGTCAGACTTGATGTATTTTATAAAAAAAATTGAAAATATATTTACTTAACAAATCTTAAGCGTTTAATTACATTGAAACACTCAAGATGCATTCATTTGATGCCTTTGCTGTCGTTTTTGCCGCTACCTTTGTCGCCGCTTTTGCCGCCACTAAAGCCTGGATAGCCATCAAAGCTATCTTTGTAATTCCTGACACTCCTGTCACTCCTGTCACTCCTGACGCTCCTGACGCTCCTGACGCTCCTGACGCTCTTGACGCTCCTGACGCTCCTGACGATTCTGACGCTCCTGACGATTCTGAGCCTCTATTTGAATCAGTTCTTACAACCGTCCAAGATGACGACTGGAGCTGGAGAAAGTCTCTGCCTGCTAATAAGATCTTTATGTTGAAGATGACATCGATGAGTCTATATGATGTCATAAAAAAGATGCAGCTACCTAAACTAGAACTCACTGTAACATTCAACTTTGATAATAACAAAGAGTCAAAGAAAAAGATGAAGAGTCTCGGTATGTTTGTTAAGAAGAACGAGATTGCAAAGCTCGAGCTAAAGTGTTATAATGTACGCATCAGCACTTATGACCTTTCCGAAGTGCTAGGAGTGATAGGAGAGAATGATGTACCTGAAGAATGGTTTGAAATAGTCTCACAACATCACGCTAGTCTAGCTATGTTGAATAACCAGAACATTTTTGAGCCAGCGGCGTATGATACTTGGTTTTCTTATACTACTCCAGGAGGAACGGATATTGTGTGGACATTTCCATAGGAAACTGTTCAGTCTCATTCAGAGACTCTAGAGTCAGCCCTAGGGCTGACTGTTAAGTCAGTCTTTACAAGACTGTTTCTAGAGTCTATTTAAGAGGATGTTGAGTCTCATTCCGAGACTGTACATACACAATGACTATCACTATCAGTATCTCTCGCTACTTTGTTTATATATTTATTCACAAACAACTAACATGAACACATCTTTTTTATTTATAAATAGTATATATAATTATATTATTTATAAATAGTATATATAATTATATTATTTAATTTTATCTGGTTTTGTTAAGTAAATATATTTACTTAAACAATATTAAGTGTTTAATTATCAAAATGTCATTCGAGTTTGTTGTCACTGTTACCCGTCGTCCGTATGATGAAGATCCATATGTTACAGTTACAGTAACATTTGACTTAAAAAACAAGTCAGAGTTCAATAATTTTATTATGTTTTTTAAGGACTTTGTTAAGAATACCGAAATTGATAAGATTCAGCTAAAGTGTTCTAATGTACGCATCAGTGGCGGTGACTTTTATAAAGTCATCACCAATATTAAGGAAGATCCTGATGAATGGTTTGAAACATTAGTACAACATCATGCTGAAATAGCTATGTTTAATGAGCAGGCAAATAGCTCTGTACCAGTAGTGCATTATACGCATGGTTATCCGATTCCAGGAGGACCATATATTGTGTGGATATTTGTCTGACTTATCTCAATCTCGATACTAAAACTAAAAAACTAACAGTCTCCGCTCTTGAGTGCTAGATTATTCACAGTGTTCGGCATTACATCATCAGGTGTACAGTCTTAGAAAGAGACTCTAGAGTTAGCTAATTAGCTAACTGTACAGTCTTAGAAAGAGACTCTAGAGTTAGCTAATTAGCTAACTGTACAGTCTTAGAAAGAGACTCTAGAGTTAGCTAATTAGCTAACTGTACAGACATAATACACAGCCTTTAGTGTATATTCTTCTATCAGATAATATGTATTAGCATTAATTTATATTATAAAAAAATTGAAATATTATTCATAGTTACTTTTAATATAAATATCTAGTAACATTTCTTGTGTAAAAGGTTTCCTGTTATGAGGAATAGTTGCATTTATATTTGATTCAATGTATTTATATAAACTTTTTGCATCGTATAATTGTTTATGTATTAATATTGCTCTATCTTTATGTATAGATTCAAATGTTATAGGATCTAAAGCCATTTTTTCTGTTGGTAGATATTGTAATATATTATAATTATAACCATCTTTTTCAATAACAAAATTAATAATATCATCTGTTATTTTACTTTCTGGAATATGAAGTAATATATAACTATTATTTTCCAGAGCTAATTTAATAATTTCCTCAGACATTTTTTCTATTGGAACATGTATTATTACATAACCATTATTTTTAAGAGCTAATTTAATTATTTCAATTGACATTTTATCAATTGGCACATATCGTAATGCTTTACTATTATTTCCAACAGCTAACTTACAAATTTTATCACTCAATTTTTCTATTGGTATATATTGTAATGCTTTATAATTATTTTGAACAGCTAACATAAAAATTTCATCTTCTATTTCATTTTTTAATCTAGATATTTGTTCTTCTGATAATCTAAAATATCGTAATACAATATGTTCATCATTTTTTCTAATAGCTAATTTAATAATTTCATCACTCATTATATTAATTGGTATAGTTAGCCTGTAGGCTAACTCTAGAGTCTCATATTGAGACTGTACAGTCACCATTGATGACTCTAAAGCCAGTATAACTGGATGTACATATCGTAATGCTTCACTATTATTTTGTACTGCTAGCTTACAAATTTCATAAGTCCTATTATATGTATAACGTATAGCACATCCATTATTTTTAATCGCTAATTTAATAATTTCTTCTGTTTGTTTTTCAATAGGTACAGTTAGCCTGTAGGCTAACTCTAGAGTCTCAGTATGAGACTGTACATATTGTAATTCATCGCCATAATTTTGAACAGCTAATTTAATAATTTCTTCTGTTTGTTTTTCAATAGGCATATATTGTAATGAATTACCATAGTTTTTTACAGCTAGCTTACAAATTTTATATGTTTGTTTTTCAAGTAATGAATTACCATTTAATTTAATAATTTGATCTGTTCGTTTTTTTACAGGTAGTTTATAAATATGTTCTAAAGATTTAAAAAAATTAATTATATGATTAACATTTTGACAATCAAACATTTATTCTTTAAATATTTTTTTTACAGAATAAATAGATTATTATTCAATTTTTTCAGGATTATAATCATCATAAAGTAATTCTATATTAAGTATTTTATTACTGCTGTAATAAATTTAAAGATTTAGGAAATATTATTGGAATTTTGAACCAATTTTTAGCAAAATATTCACTACTAATAAAATCTATTACAACTTTTTCATTAACAAGATCAATACTTAGCATATTAATAAAATATGAGTTATATCTAAAAATTGTCATAATATCCGCTGTATTGAATTTTTCATTTAAGTAATCATTATCCATATCAATCAAATTTCTTTCATCATATGTAATATTATTAATATCAATAACTATTTTGTACACAATTATAAACATTGTTTTAATTATTGAGTTAAATTTTTCAATATTGTTTATCTGTTCAATAAACATTTTATTTTTTACACCTTCAATTATATAATCATTCTCTTTCAATAAATTTATGATTATATTATAAATCTTTGTTTTGTATTTTATATTAATATGTAAGTCCGTTTGACCTAGTCTTTCATCAATTGAAATTTCATATTTTTCAACGTCTTTTTCTGTTTTTTTTTTAGATAAATATATTACTTGCTTATAATATTTATTTATTTTAAAATTGTCAAAACTTAGTTGTATATTTTTATTAAATTTTGCTAATTTACATGTGCGTGCTATAATCTTAGCATTTTTTATATCAATATTTGTAAATATCACATCATTCATAAATATAATATCAGTAAGAAGTTTGTAATTAATTTCACTCATTTTGTAAATTATAAATAAATATATTGTAAAATAAGATAATCTCAATTTTTTTATATAAAAGTGTTAAGTAATGACTTAATACTAAATATTTAGTATGCTACAATAATATTATAAATTTTGTTTTGTTTTATATTTAAAAGCTAGGTCAATAATTTCATCTGTCATAATACATTTATCTATATATTTTAATGCTCTATAATTATTCTGTAAAGCTATATTAATAATTTCTTTTGTTTGAAATTTGACTGGTACATATTGTAATGCACAATAATTACTTTGGACAGCAATCATACAAAGTTTTTTTGTTATTAAACGACCATAAACATATTGCAATGCTAGTGCATTATTTTGTACTGCAATTGTGCAAAGTTCTTTTGTTCTTATACCATTAGGTACATATAGTAATGTTAGTCCATTACTTTGAATAGCAATCATGCAAAGTTCTTCTGTTAAATTATAATCAGGTATATATTCTATAGCTTGTGCATTATTTCGAACAGCTAATTCGCAAATTTTATATGTTAATATATATGTTTCCTCTTCATATATATTAATAAATTGTAATGCTAATCCATTTTGTTGTACAGCAGACTCTATAATTTTATCTGTTAAATATTTCTCATCTACAAATTCTAATGCAAGGCCATTTTGTTGTACAGCTATCTCTATAATATTATTTGTTATTTTATCATCAGTTACATATTGTAATGCTAGACCGTTATTTTGCATTGCTAACTTTATAATATTCATAATAATTTTTTTAGAAAAACAAATAAAGATTGGTTTTATATATTTTAATGCAAAACCATTATTTTGTACAGCGTATTTAATAATTTCATATATAAAATTATTATCGGGTATGAATAGTAATGTTCTAATATCTTCTTTAACAGCTTGTTTAAATATTTGTTTATTAATTTCTTCTATAATATCATCACTTAATAAAAATTTACTTTGAATTAATTTAACATTATTATTTAATAAATAATTATAATTATTGAACAAAAAATGAATATCTAAGGAATCAATAACATCAAGATTAGATAATATTTTAAATAATATTTCACAATTATTTGGTACTAAAGATAATAACATATTTATATCAATTTTTAATAATTCTACTAATTCAAATAAAACATCTAAAATTTTATTTGAAATTTCTGCAATAGGTGTGAGAGGTACATCCATTATTTCTTTAGTTGTAGGATTAAATACAAAAAATAAAGTATTTACAGTATCTAGAAAATTATATTCTGTTGGACACAAATTAAGTTCTAAAAGTAGAGTACTAAATTTCATTAAATATAATATAAAATCATGAGAAAGAAAATATGATGGTAATTTAGAATGTGATAATATATCTTTTACTAAGCTCTTATATTTTTTATTTATAATATAACCTTCTGTATTTTGTATATTTTGTGTATTTTGTATATTTTGTATATTTTGTGTATAAGACATTTAATTTAGTTAATATATTAAATATAATTTAATATTTAATAAATTATTATTCAATTTTTTCAAGATAAATTAACATACTTATATTTATACTTATATTCAGTCTCAGATTGTAACTCGATACTACTAATACTATTAATATAAAAAATTTATTAAAGATTTAGGAAATATTATTGGAATTTTGAACCAATTTTTAGCAAAATATTCACTACTAATAAAATCTATTATAACTTTTTCATTAACAAGATCAATGCTTAACATGTTAATAAAAAATGAGTTATATCTAAATATTGTTATAATTTTTGCTATATTCATTTTTTCTTCAAAATGCTGAATATCATCTTCAATCGAATCATGTTCATCGACTGTAATATTATTGATATCAATTACTTCTTCGCGTATAATATCATAAATTATTTTAATTTTTAATTTAAATAATTTAATATTGTTTTTTTGTTCAATAACAATTTTTTCTTTTACACCTTCAATTATATAATTATTCTCTTTTAATAAATTTATGATTATATTATAAATCTTTGCTTTGTATTTTATATTAATATCTAAATCCATTGCACCTAGTTGTACATCTATTGGAATGTCATAATTTTCAATTACTTTCTCTGTTTTTTTTTCAGATAAATATTTAACTTGCTTATAATATTTATCTATTTTAAAATTGTCAAAACTTTGTTGTATATTTTTATTAAATCTTGCAAATTTACAAGTACGTACAATAATCTTAGCATTTTTTATATCAATATCTGTAAAAGTTGTATCATTTGTAAATATAATTTCGCTAATAAGTTTGTAATTAATTTCATTCATTTTGTTAATAATAAATAAATATATTATTAAAATAAAATTATTTCAATTTTATTTTAATAATATATTTATTACTTTGTAAAGCTATATTAATAATTTCTTTTGTTTTATTTGGATAAGGTACATATTCTAATGCACAAGAATTATTTTGAACAGCTAATTTACAAATTTCATATGTTTTTATATCACGAGGTACATATTGTAATGCTAGTCCGTTACTTTGAATAGCAAGAATACAAATTTCTTCTGTTAAATTATAATCTGGTACATATTGTAATGCTAGTGGATTATTTTTAATAGCAAAAATACAATTTTTATATGTTAATATATCTTCATCTTCATCTTTATTAATAAATTGTAATGCTAATCCATTTTGTTTTACAGCTAACTCTATAATTTTATCTGTTAAATATTTTTCATCTACAAATTCTAATGCAAAACCATTATTTTGCACAGCAAGTTTAATAATATCTTCTGTCAAATATAAATATTCTCTTTTTACAAATTCTAATACAATACCATTATTTTGTACAGCTAACTCTATAATATTCATAATAATTTCTTTACTGTATTCATATTTATCAGAAAATAATAAAAATATTGATCTTATATATTGTAATGCTAAACCATTATTTTTTACAGCTAATTCTATAATATTTATTATAATTTGTTTACTGTATATATATTTTTTAAAAAATAAGATTGGTCTTATATATTTTAATGCTAATCCATTATTTTTAACAGCTATTTCTATTATATCATAAGACAACTTATGATCAGGTATAAATAGTAAAGTTCTAATATCTTCTTTAACAACTTGTTTGAATAATTCTTTATTAATTTCAATTATAATATCATTATTTAATAAAAATTTATTTTGAATTAATTCAATATTATTATTCAATAAATAACTATAATTATCAAATAAAAAATTAATATCTAAATTGTCAATAACATCAAGATTAGATAATATATTAAATAATATTTCACAATTATTAGGAATTAAAGATAATAACATATTTATATCAATTTTTAATAATTCTACTAATTCAAATAAAAGATCTAAAATTTTATTTGAAATTTCTACAATAGGTGTAAGAGGTATATTTACTACTTTTTTTGTTATTGGATCTTTTTCAAAAAATAGACTTTTATAAGTTTCAAAATAATTGTATTCTGTTGGATGCAAATTAAGTTTTATAAGTTGATTATTAAATTTTCCTAAGTAAATTATAAAATCAATTGAAAGAAAATATGATGGTAATTCATAATATAATAATATTTCTCTTACTAAGCTCTTGTATTTTTTATTTATAATATAATTATTTGGTGATATTGTATTTAAATTTAAAGACATTTTTAAATAATATTATTCAATTTTTAAGTTATTAATGAATATTAAATTTAATAAATTTTTATTTTGACAATTTAACATATCATGATGTATATATATTATTTTGCATAGAAAGTTTAATTATTTCATCCGAAATTTTATCTTTGGGTACAAATTGTAATGCGTGACTTTTTTTTTCAACAGCTAGCTTAATAATTTCATCTGATATTTTGTCATTAGGAACATATCTTAATGCACAACCATCATTTTGTACAGCTAGTTTTATAATTTCTTCTGTTTGTTTATCTTCTGGTACAAATTGTAATGCGTAACTTTCACTTTTAACAGCTAGCTTACAAATTTCATATGTTATTTTATCCTTTGGAACATATTGTAATACACAACCATCTCTTTGTACAGCTAGTTTTATAATTTCATCTGACATTTTATCATTAGATATAAATTTTAATGCATAGCCATAATTTTGAACAGCTAGTTTACAAATTTCATATGTCTTTTTATCTTTAGGAATATATTGTAATATGTAACCGTTTTTTTGAACAGCTAGCTTACAAATTTCATTTGTTATTTTTTCTTTGTACATTCTAACATATTGTAATTCATATGCATTATTTTTGATAGCTAGTTTAATAATTTCATCTGTCATTTTATTTTTAGGAACATATTGTAATGAACATCCATAATTTTGAATAGCTATCTTAATTATTTTATCTGTTTTTTTATATTTAGGTACAAATTCAAATGCCAAGTCATTATATTTAATAGCTTCTATAATAATTTCTTCTGTTATTTTAATTTCAGGTATTAATAATAATGATCTGTAATTTTTTTTTACAGCTTCTTTAATAATTTCTTCAGTAATATTAGTATTCAATAAATAATTATATTTTGTTAATAAATAATTAATATTTATTAATGATAATTTCATTAATTTTTTAATTTTATAATCAGGAAAGCCTAATAATATTTTTCGTTGATTTGATTTTAATGATAATAAAATATTTTGTATTTCTTTAGAACAATTAAATTTTAATAATTTTATTAATTCAATTATAATTTCTGATTTTGAACAACTGGATTTATCATAAATATTTTGGAGCATTTCTTTTGTAAAAGGTTCTCTGTTATGAGGAATTGTTGCATTTATATTTGATTCAATATATTTAGATAAACTATTTGCATCGTATTGTTGTTTATGTATTGTTATTACTCTATCTTTATGTATTGGTTCAAATGTTATAGGATCTTCTATATTAGTTATATTATTATCTGTATCTGTTTTTGTATTTGTATCTGTATTTGTATAAAACATTTTGTTAATTTAAATATAATTAATTATATATTATAATTAATTATATTTAAATTAATTATAATATATAATTTAATACTAAGTTGCTACAAGTAATATAAAAACTTTTATAAATAATTGATTAAGACTATAAAATGAAAACTTTTATTTAAATATTTAATTCTTGTTTAATATTATCTTCGGAAAGTTTTGTTTTTCCTTCATATTTATAAGCTAACTTTTCTTCTAATAATATTTCAGAAACACTTTTTTCTGTATCTTTATTTTTATAAATATTTGCTAAAATTCTACCATATTTATCTTTATTACAACATTCAACCCATACTAAATAAACATCAGATTCTAATATATTTTTAATATCATTTTTAGTATTTATTTTGTTATTTGTTAATAATTCAAATAATCTATCTCGTGCTTTTAGAGCATTATCTTGTAATACTTTATCTTTACTTCTAATTTCACATGTATCAATACCATTTAAACGTATTGTAAATTTATAATAAGAATCAAATGTAGGTAATATTACTTTAATTGTATCACCATCATAAATATCTATTAATCTTCCATAGCTTTTAAATCCATTAAAAGATAATTCAGGTGTGGAACCTCCATATTGTTTAAAATCTTCTTTATTTTTACTCATTATATTTATATTTATATTTATCTATTTCTTAAATTAATTATTCTTGAGTTAATGCAATCAAATAAATTTATTAAACATTTATTAAAATATTTAATTTAGAAAAAATTATATATATATATATATATATATATAAATATGAATGATTTTTATGAACAAAAAGCTAATAAATACAAATATAAATATTTAAAATTAAAAGAATTAGAAGGAGGTGTTTATACAGAACAAAAATATAAGAGTATGAAAAATAACTTTTTAAGACACCATACTAACGATTGTATTAATAATATTAATAATGGTATTAGTAATAGACAATTTTTTTATACTCCTACTTATGATGACAAATCCAACGGATGGAAAAACACTGATGAACACGGTTATACAAATGTATATGATAGAATAGGTAATGTATGGAAAACGAAACTAGTAAGTCAAACACAAATAGTTTATTTACTAGTAAATCCTACAACTGATAATATTCAACATTTAAATTTATATGTTATAATTAATATAAACGGTGAAGCAATTGAAATGTTTAAGTTATATCTAGATGAAAGATTATTACAGCATTGGGATGGAATCATTCCAGATATAAGTTTTGATAATGGTAAAAAACTAACAAAAAATATATTAAATAGAATAACATTTGAAGAAGCACTAGAATTAATATCAGGAGAAAAACAACAAATAATACATGTACAATCACCATCAGTAACAAAAAGATCAACAGCACCAGCAGCACCAACAGTACAAGCAGTATCACAATCATCAATGTCATCAATGTCATCTATGTCACCAACTTATAGTCAGTCTAATAGACAAGTTACTTCAATTGCACAACCATCAGAAGCACAAACAATAAGAGCACAAACAATGAGAGCACAACCAAATATTGCACAAAATGGTACATCAGGAATAGTACAACAAGGATTAAGAATAATGTCACCACAACCACTTGGACAAGCACAAGGACAACAGTTAATGCCATCACTAACAGCATCACACATATCACCAGCATCAGAATATGTACAAGCAGGATATAGACAAGTAGGACCAGTAATGCCACAAATGATGCTACGACCATCAATGATGCTACAACAGCCATCAATGATGCAACAACAACAAGAAGTAAGATCAGTAATGCCACAAATGATGCTACAACCACTACCAGCAGGATATGGGTCAGTGAATGGGCAAAGTGGAAGGGTAATAAGTGATTCAGTACCACCAGCAGGATATAGACAACATTTGGGACCAAATGGAACAATTAGTTATGTACAATCAAGACCACAAGATAGATCAATTCGTTCTGTAAAACAATTAAGAGAAACTGATTTTGAGGATTATTTGGGTGGATCAAGACTATCAAGTACAAGTTCAGAAGACTTTTCAGAATAGTTATGTATCATTTGTACAATTAAATAGTACAAAAAAATATAAAAGAAAAAACTAAATTAATTAATAATTATATTAATATTAATATAATTATATTTCTTAAATAAATTATTCTTTTTATTCTGGTACAGGTACTGGTACTGGTTCAACTATTGGTGCTAGTGCTAGTACTGGTTCAAGTATTGGTGCTAGTACTGGTTCAAGTATTGGTGCTAGTACTGGTTCAAGTATTTGTACTGGTTCAACTACTGATACTTTTTGTTGTTGTCGTCGTGATTGATCTATTTGTATTTCATTTATTAATTGTAAAATTGAATAATTATTTATCATTATATATTTTTAGAATAGAAAATAATTTTATAAAAAAATGTTTGTTAAAAATAATTAGTCAGAATTTGCATCTATATCTAAATCTGTTAAATATTTAGTAATTAGTTTTTCTATTTTGTCATAATAACTTGTACGTAAATATTTTTTAAATACGGCAATAATATTATCTACATATGGTATCATGTAAATAATATTATCAACACAATATGAACTTTCAATACAAGATGAACTTTCAATATTATTATTGTCTTCAGATAAAAATAATATTGAAAGTTTATTAAAATATTTTTTAATATTTTTTTCAGAAGAAACATTTATTTTTTTTAAAATAAAAGGATTAATATTACAATAACAGTAATAATTACCTTTTTCAACTCTTTGAATATTAGTTTCAGAATCATTTACTATATATGCACAATTAAAAAACCAATCATCTTTTCCATTGCAATTTTTTTCTATAATATAATTATTATTTTCTGATAATTTTAATGATAATTCATAATATTTTTTTAAATCCTCATTTTTATTATCAATAAATTGATCATAAGGCATAATAATCCATCTTAATCCTTTAATATCAATATACATCTTATTGTCAAATTTAATAAATATTAAATATTTATTAAAATCTATTATTTTTTCAGACTTGTTAAATTCAAAAAATGCTGAATATTTTATATCATCGTTTTCTTGAGGATAATGATACACGTATTTCATTATTGATTTTTGTATTTATATTTATATTTATACAAATAATATACAATATATTAATTTTTCAATTATTTTTAATTTATTTGTAATTTAGCTGCTAAACTATTTTATCCATATTTTTTCAAAGTTTTAATAGTTGTATCAATAAATTGTTTATGAGTTAATTATAAACAATATTATATTTAATTAAATATTCTTATTAATAAAAATATATAATTTGTAATAGATTAAACTATAGTAAATTATAAAATAATTATCTTTATTATATTTATAATATAGATCTATGGCAAATAGAGAACCTTCAATTTTATTAATGCGGGGTAATTCAATTGCTTTTGGAGGAACATATGATAGTGACTGGAAAATTAATAATAAAGATGGAATTTTAAAATTTACTAGTGCTTCGACTATCTATGAACCATCGTCAAGTCTAATGATTGATGATATAAGTGGTAATGTAGCAATTGGTTATAATTCTTATACAAATGAGTTATATAATTATAAGATAAATATTAATGGTGATATTAATTTAACAGGAGATGTATATAAAAATGGAAATTTATTTTTGTCTTCATTAAATGCATCTAATATTGATAATGGAACTTTAACTATAAGTTATGGAGGAACTGGTAAAACTTATTTAGATCCTAATTTATTATTAATTGGTAATGGATATGATCCAATTCTTCAATCTTCTAATTTAATTTGGGATAATACAAATAATAGATTAGGTATAGGAAAAATAGAACCTGAATCTACATTAGATGTCAATGGAATAATTCAATCTACAGGAATATTATGTTCTGACGGACCATTAATGATAGATAGTAATAATAATGTTAATATTGGTTATGGTAATTTATTTTTTGATGCAATTAATAATAATATTGGTATTGGTACTATACTACCAACAAATAAATTACATGTATTAGGTGATGCGCGAATAGAAGGTAATTTAACTGTAAATGGAACAACTACAATTGTTAATACTGAATTATCAACTACAGAACAAATAATAATTACAAATGATGGAACAGGTCCAGCATTAATTGTAAATCAAACAGGTGCTGAACCTATAATAGAAGTTCAAGATGATGGTGAAACATGTTTAAAAATATTAGATGGAGGGCATGTAGAAATAGGAACAATTACAAAAGATGTTAATGTTAATATTTTTGGTAATTTACAATTATCCGGAATAATAAGTGGTACAGGATCTGATTTAACTTCTTTAAATGCATCTAATATTTCTAGTGGTACGTTACCTGTTACACGTGGTGGAACAGGGACAAATACATTATTAACTAAATCAATACTTGTTGGAAATGGAACAAATGATATATTACAACCTACAGATTTAGTATGGAATAATACTAGTATACGTTTAGGTGTAGGTACAACAAATCCTATTTCAACATTAGATGTAGATGGAATAATAACTGGTACAGGATCCGGTTTAACTTCATTAAATGCATCAAATATTTCTACTGGAACATTAATTGTTGGACGTGGTGGAATTGGAACAACAACACTTATTGCAGGTCGAATACTAATTGGTAATGGAACAGGTACATTAGTACAATCAGCAAATTTAACTTGGAATAGTACTTCAAATACTCTTTCTTCAACAAACTTTATAGGTTCTGGAGCAGGTTTAACAGCATTAAATGCAACTAATATTTCTAGTGGAACATTAACTGTTGCATGTGGTGGAATTGGTGCTGCAACATTAACATCAGGGCAACTTTTAATTGGTAATGGAACAGGTGCATTAATACAATCAGCAAATTTAAGTTGGAATAATACAAGTACACGATTAGGTATTGGTAAAACAAATCCTGATACAACATTAGATGTAAATGGAATAATAAAATCAACTGGAATATTATGTTCTAGTGGAGCATTAATAATAGATACGAATAATAATATTAATATTGGTTCAGGAAATTTATATATTAAAGCATCAAATAATTTTATTGGCGTAGGAACTACATTACCAAATAATAAATTACATATTACAGGTAATGCACAAATAGATGGTAATTTAATTGTAAGTGGAACAACAATAAGTACTGTAACAGATGTAACTAATACAGAAAGATTAATTATTACTAATAGCGGGACAGGTCCAGCATTTATTGTTAATCAAACTGGTCCACAACCTATAATTGAAATTCAAGATGATGGTGAAATATGTTTTAATATATTAGATGGTGGTGATGTTGGTATTGGAACAAGTACAAAAAATGTAAATGTTGATATATCAGGTAATTTAAAATTATCTGGAATAATAACTGGTACAGGATCTGGTTTAACTTCTTTAAATGCATCAAATATTTCAAGTGGAATATTACCTGTTTCACGTGGCGGAATTGGAACTACAACATTATTATCAAGATCAATACTTGTTGGAAATGGCACAGGTGTATTATTACAACCTACAGATTTAGTATGGAATAATACTAGTACACGTTTAGGTGTTGGTAAAACAAATCCTATTTCAACATTAGATGTAAATGGAATAATAACTGGTACAGGATCCGGTTTAACTTCATTAAATGCATCAAATATAAATAGTGGTACTTTATCTGTAGGTTATGGTGGAATTGGAACTACATCTTTATTAACAAGTTCAATATTAATTGGTAATGGAACAAATGCATTAATACAACCATCAAATTTAATATGGAATAATGAATTCTCATATTTAGGTATTGGTAAAACAGATCCTATAACAACATTAGATGTAAATGGAACAATATCTGGAATAGGATCTGGTTTAACTTCATTGAATGCATCAAATATAGATAGTGGGACTTTATCTGTAAATTATGGAGGAATAGGAACTACAAGTTTATTAACAAGTTCAGTATTAATTGGTAACGGAACAAATGCATTAATACAACCAGAAAATTTAATATGGGATAATACAAATTCATTCTTAGGTGTAGGTAAAACAAATCCTGAAAAAACATTAGATGTAAATGGAATAATACAATCTTCCGGAATATTATGTTCTAATGGAGCATTAATGATAGATACTAATAATAATGTTAATATTGGTTATGGTAATATATTTTTTGATGCAATTAATAATAATATTGGTATTGGTACTACTGAACCAACTAATAAATTACATGTATTAGGTGATACGCGAATACAAGGTAATTTAACTGTTAATGGAACAACTACTGTTGTAAATACAGATGTATCAACTTCAGAACAAGTATTAATTACAAATGATGGAACAGGTCCAGCATTAATTATAAATCAAACTGGTTCGCAACCTATAATAGAAGTTCAAGATGATGGAGAAATATGTTTTAAAATATTAGATGGAGGTCATGTTATAATAGGAACAATTACAAAAGATGTTAATGTTGATATATCAGGTAATTTAAAATTATCTGGAATAATAACTGGTACAGGATCTGGTTTAACTTCTTTAAATGCATCAAATATTTCTACTGGAACATTACCTGTTTCGCGTGGTGGAATAGGTACAACAACATTATTATCTAGTTCAGTATTAATTGGTAATGGAACTGGTACATTAATACAATCTGCAAATTTAGTATGGAGCGATACTAATACACGTTTAGGTATTGGTAAAACAAATCCAAATTCAACATTAGATGTAAATGGAATAATAACTGGTACAGGATCTGGTTTAAGTTCATTAAATGCATCAAATATTTCTAGTGGAACATTAACAGTAGCACGTGGTGGAATTGGTGCTGCAACATTAACAACAGGCCAACTTTTAATTGGAAATGGAACAGGTACATTATTACAATCAGCAAATTTAACTTGGAATAGTACTTCAAATACTCTTTCTTCAACAAACTTTATAGGTTCTGGAGCAGGTTTAACAGCATTAAATGCAACTAATATTTCTAGTGGAACATTAACTGTAGCACGTGGTGGAATTGGTGCTGGAACATTAACAACAGGCCAACTTTTAATTGGAAATGGAACAGGTGCATTAATACAATCAACAAATTTAAGTTGGAATAATGTTAGTGCACGATTAGGTATTGGTGTTACAACTCCACAAAGAACAGCACATGTTTTTTCATCTTTAAGAATAGGTGGATCAGGTGCAACATTAGATTTTGGTGATGATTTAAATAACCAAATATATAAAAATAGTACTAATAATGATTTATTAATAAAAACAAATGGAATAGATCAAATAATTATAAATAGTTTAGGTAATGTAGGTATTGGAACAACATCTCCAGCTACAAAACTACATGTAATTGGTAATATTGCTGCAACGGGTACTGTAACAGCTAGTTATTCTGATGAAAGATTAAAAACAATTACATCAAAAATTAACAATCCCTTAAAAATAATTAATAATTTAAATGGATTTTATTATATACCAAATAAATTAGCAAATACTTTTGGTATAAATAGTACAAATACTGAAATTGGATTAAATGCACAAGAAATACAAAAAGAATTACCAGAGATAGTTAAATTAGCACCCTTTGATATTGAATTAAAAGATGGTGAAATTATTTCTAAATCAGGACAAAATTATTTAACTGTTTCATATGAAAGATTAATACCTGTAATTATTGAAGCTATAAAAGATTTATCTAAAGAAATTAATGATATTAAAACAATTATTAATAATAAATATATTTAAAAAAATATTTTATATAGAATATAAATGTTAAAACTAGTAAATAATTCTTGTTACTTTGAAATTATTATTAATGCATTACACGAAGCGTTATGTGAATTAGATATAAAACATGAAGTTGTTAAAAGTTATTCTTTAGTAGATAATAATAATATTTATTTAATTTGTACAACACATGAAAATGCATTATTACCAAAAAGATATATATCATATAATTTTGAACAATTAATAACAACAAAAGAATGGCAACCAATATTTTTTCAGAATTTAGCCAATGCAGAAATAGTATTTGATTATTCTTTAGAAAATATTAAAGAACTAGAAAAATATAATATTAAAGCACATTTTTTACCATTAGGATATAGTAAAAATATGGAAAATAATGATAATGATAATAATAATGATAATGTTGATAAAACTGTTGATTTTTCATTTTTAGGTTCTATTAATAATTCAAGATATGACAAATTAAAAACATTAATAACTATATATGGAAAAAAAAAAGATAAATTAGTTATAAGTAATAATTATTGGGGTAATGATTTAAAACAATTATATAAAAAAACAAAAATAGGATTAAATATTCATTATTATTCAGGTAAAACAATTTTAGAAGTTCATAGAATATTACCATTAATTGCTAATAAAATATTAGTAATTAGTGATAAAAGTGATGATAAATGGTATGATGAAAAATATAGTAATTTAATTAATTTTATTGAAAATAAAGATTGTACACTAGAATGTTTAAAATTATTACAAAATTATAATTCTGAAATAATTGAAAAAAGATATCAAGATTTAGTAAATAATCATAAATACGTTGATTATGTTAAAAATATTATTCATTTATTAAAATAAATATATTTTTATTCTTGAAGATAATATGTACGATTAATGATTAATAAAAATATATTATAGATTTTTTTTATCTATAATATATTAATATTTATTAAATAATAATGGAATTAGATTTTAATAAACCAGAAGTTATTATTCCAATAATTTCTGCAGTAATATTTGGAATAATAGTAGTATTTTATATAATATACACAATATTTTTTAAAAATAATAAAGAACAAGATATATTACAAAATACATTAGAAGTTAAATCAGAAGCTAAATTAGAAACTAAATTAGAAACTAGTTCTTCAAGTTTATCACAAAATACACTACAAAACATACTACAAAATACACTACAAAACATACTACAAGATATATCACAAAATAGACTACAAAATACACTACAAAATACACTACAAAATACACTACAAAACATACTACAAGATATATCACAAAATACACTACAAAATATATCACAAAATATACTAAAAGATATATCACAAAATACACTACAAAACATACTACAAGATATATCACAAAATATACCACAAAATATACAATATAAAATACTTAAAAATATACAACAAAATATACAACAAAATATACCACAAAATATACAACAAAATACACTACAAAACATACTACAAGATATACAACAAAATATACAACAAAATATACCACAAAATATACCACAAAATATACTAGAATATATATCACAAAATAGACTACAAAATATACAACAAAATATACAACAAAATATACTAGAATATATATCACAAAATAAACTACAAAATATACTACAAAATATACAACAAAATATACAACAAAATATTGAACAATATATATCACAAAATAGACTAGAATATATACTACAAAATATACAACAAAATATACTACAAGATATACAAAAAAATATACTAGAATATGTATCACAAAATAGACTACAAAATATACTAAAAGATATATCACAAAATAAACTACAAAATATACTAAAAAATATATCACAAAATATAGAACAAAATATATTACAATATATATCACAAAATATACTACAAAATATACTAGAAAATATACTAAAAAATATACAACAAGATAAATGGTATGATGAAAAATATAGTAATTTAATTAATTTTATTGAAAATAAAGATTTTACACAAGAATGTTTAAAATTATTACAAAATTATAATTCTGAAATAATTGAAAAAAGATACCAAGATTTAGTAAATAATCATAAATACGTTGATTATGTTAAAAATATTATTCATTTATTAAAATAATTTAAGGTTAAAAATAAACATATAATATATTAAATAATTTATATTATATGTTTAGTCCTACTAATTTATTAGTAACAGGTGGTTGTGGTTTTATAGGTTCAAATTTTATAAATTATTATAAAGAAAAAAATCCATATGTAAAAATTATTAATTTTGATAAATTAGATTATTGTTCAGATAAGACTGGTGTTAATCATGATAAATTAATTATAGGAAATTTAAAAAATAAAGATTTAGTTTTACACATTTTAAATGATCATGAAATTGATACAGTTATTCATTTTGCAGCACAAACACATGTTGATAATTCATTTGGAAATTCATTAGAATTTACAAGTGATAATATTTTAGGTACTCATACATTATTAGAATGTTGTAAAGTTTATAATAAAATAAAACGTTTTATTCATATTTCAACAGATGAAGTATATGGAGAAGTAGATATTGATCATAAAGGATGTACTGAAAAAAGTTTATTAAATCCAACAAATCCATACGCAGCTACTAAAGCTGGAGCAGAATTTATAGCTAGATCATATTATTATTCTTTTAATATGCCTATTATTATTACAAGAGGAAATAATGTATATGGTCCGAGACAATATCCTGAAAAATTAATACCTAAATTTATAAATCAATTAATAAATAATGAAAAATGTACTATACATGGTAAAGGTGATACAAGAAGAAATTTTATTTTTGTTGTCGATGTAGTAAAAGCTATTGAAATAATATTACAAAAAGGTATTATTAATAATATATATAATATTGGTACTAATAATGAATATTCTGTATCTGAAATAGCTGATAAATTAATTAAATATTTAAAACCAAATGATAAAGTCGAAGACTGGATACAGTATGTATCCGATCGTAATTTTAATGATTATAGATATGCTATAAAATCAAATGAGTTGCATAACTTGGGATGGGAAGAAGAAACTAATTTTGATAAAGGATTTGAATATACAATTGAATGGTTCAAATCAAATCATAAATAAATAAATTATTTGTTGTATCTTTAATATGTTGTATCTTTAATATGTTGTAATAACAGAATTTCTTATTGTTGGAAGAGTTTCTTTTTTTATATCTTCATAATAAGGTGTTACTGAATAACCATCAATATCATTTTCTCTATATCTATCAATTATTAATATTAGAGATGAAGGATCTCTACTACTAATTTTAATTGCATCTGATATTGTATTTATTACTTGTTTATTTTTATCAACATTTACAACTGTTGGTGTATCAGTTGGAATTGATAATTTTAAAGTATTATCATTATTAGTTAGCATAATATTATTACTTGTATCAACATTATTGTTAATATTTATATCTTTATTAATAAAAGTTGTAGGTGTAGTTGAAATTTGTTCTTCAACATTCTTTTTAAATAAAGAAATTTCTCCAGATGATAAATCAATAATTGTTCTTGATGATTCTGAATAAGTAGCATAATTATTAGATATATCTGATTTTATATTATTTATTTGTTGTTTTACATCGCATTGTAAAGAACCATTTAAACACATTTGTGAAATTAATATATTAGTATTTGTTTTTGTATTTGATCCACTAATATCAGTATTAACAACATTACTTTCTGTCATTACTTTTTTATTATCATCTGGAGAAATTGGTAAAGAAGTAATTGTTGTAGCTTCAATTTTATTTCCAATTTCATTTAAGTTTGTTACAGATGTTATAATCTGTGCATTTTTATTTATATTTGCTATATTATCAATTGCCTTGACCTGAATTTTTGAATTTTCAAGTTTAGCTTCTAATATAGGTTGTTGTGTTGCAGTGTTAATAATATTATTATTATTTTTATCAACATTTTGTTGAGTAAGAACTGGTATAATAATAACTGGTGAATTTTCTGTTATTGTAGGAACAGTTATAGGAATTAATAATGTTGTATTATAACCCATTTTACAATCATTATCATAATTTAAATCTGCATTTACTGGTATTACAATTGTACTTGATGTACAATCTTTAATTAATCCGCCGAATGACATATTACAATATCCACTTTGTGGTTTATAATAGTTATCATAAACAGGTTGTACATTATTATTATTATTATTAACTATAAATTTAGCATTATCTTGATAATTAAAATTATTAGTTGATTGATTATTATTTTCATTTGAATTATTATATCTTGCATAATTATCAAAAATATTATTATTATTATCTAATTCTTCATTGCAATTAAATTCAGCGTAATACATTATAATATATATATATATATATATATATTATAAAATATTTAATTAATTAATTATTTTATTAATTATTTAAATATTTTTTTTAATATTTAAATATTTTCAATAGCTTTATCAATAATATCAATATCAATTGAATTTAAATCACACCATGAAGAAATATTATTTTTTGTAACTATTTCATTACCTGTATAATTATAACAATCTATACCATTATTTATTTCTTGTTTTGAATCTTTATTTTCATCTTTAATACATTTTATTTTATTATTACTTATAATATTATTTAAGTTATCTTTAACAATATTACATAAATTACTTTCTTTAAATCTTTCTTGAAATGCTTCTTTTATTCCACAATTATAAGTAATATAATTTACAACAAAAAGTATAGTTATTACAATTAAAATATAAAAAATCATATTCTTAAAACAAACATTACATGCTATTTTGATTATTAATATGCAAATTATAAATACAATAAAATATAATATTTCGGACATAAATATATATAATTATATAATAAAAAAAATTGATATTTAAAAAACTTAAAATATAAATTATATAATATATTAAATAACAAATGAATAAATTAGTTGAATTAATATATAGTGAACAACAAAAAAATGAAATTATTATAACAAATTTTGTTAAAATGTTATATAATAGAAATTATTTTGGTAGTAGTGATTTAAATGATTTAATTAAATCTGGAATTAATAATTTTACAAATTATAAAACATTTATTAAATACAATAATGAAGTTTTCCATTTAATAATTATACCATATAAATTAAATACTATTAAAAAAACAGAAGATATTGAAAATTTTTTAAATAGTAATGATGATAAAAAAATATTTGTTATTTTATCTGGTTCTACTAAAATTGAAAAACAAATATTAGAATATAAAAAAACAGAAGTATTTAATGATGTTGATTTAATGGTTAATATTATTGATAATAATTTAATTCCTAAACATATTTTATTATCTGATGAAGAAGCAAATAATATTTTAACTGAATATAAAATAAATAGAAAAAATTTATCATGTATTTTATCTGGAGATAGAATTGCTAAATATTATAACATCGAACCTGGACAAATTGTTAAAATTATTAGACCATCTATTACTGCTGGAGAAGAAATAATATATAGAGTTTGTATTAACGGTAAAATTCCATAATTATTATTATTAAATTAATATTAATATATTAATTTAATAATCTTTAATATATTATCATGAATTATAAATCGTACATATCATCATCAGGAATAAAAATATATTTAATTAATTCAAATAAAATAAATACGGTTCATATTACATTTCATATTCCTATTGGTGCTTCTTCTGAAAATGACAATGAACATGGTATTGCTCATTATTTAGAACATATGTTATTTACAAATACTAAAAAATATAAAGAAGATGAAATTAATAATTTAATTGATTTTTATGGTGCTGATATAAATGCTGAAACACAATATGATAAAACATTATTTTATATTAATGGTAATCCTGAATATACACTTGAGTTATTTGATATAATACATGAAATTTATTTTAATGGTATTACAACTATTGAAAAATTTGAACGTGAAAAAAATATTATTATTCAAGAATTAGAAAATGAGTTTTTAACACCTGGTATTAAAAGTGATAAATTAGCTCATAAATTAATGTTTAATGATAGATATAAAAAATTAGTAGGAGGTGAAATAGATGATATTCATAAGATCACTTTTGATAAATTAAATAAATTTAAACAAAAATATTATACTCCAGAAAATACAACTATCATATTTTTTGGTAAATTTGATAATAATCAAGTTTTAAATGAATTAAAAATAAAATTAGGAGAATTGACAGATAATATACAAAAATTTAATCCTATGATACAAAATTTAATACAATTTAAAAATAATCAAAAAACTATTATTAAATATATAAAAACAGATAATAAACAAGTAACTGTTAATTTTTATTTTAAAACAATTAATATTAATAATATTTGGAACTATAAAATTAGAATATTAATTAATATTTTAACAAATTCATTATCTTCATTATTAACAAAGAAATTAAGAATAGAAAAAGGTTTAATTTATAGTATTGATAGTACTTTATTTACATTTAAAAATGCTGGGTATTTTAATATTTCTTTTAATTGTTTAAATAAAAATACAAATCAATGTATAAAAGAAGTATTGAAAATATTATGTAAATTACAAAAATATTATATAAATAAATTATTTATTACAAAAGGTATTAATAGAACTAAAACATCATTATTAAATTCTTCAAATAGTTCAATATTTGAATTAAATAATATTATAAAATCATTAACTTTTAATGTTATTCCTTTATCTCTTGATGAAATATTTGATATTATTAAAAATATTAGTGTTCAAGATATAAATTATATATGTACAACTTTATTTCATCCAAATAATACAATAATTATAATTGAAGGTGATGTTATAGACAAAAATTTGTTTTAATTAGTTAAAAATACAGGTTTAACACTATTAATACTAGTTGACATCATTAGTAATACAATCTCAAATGGTAAGTCCATAATACATTCGATATTAAGTTCTTGTGTTTTATATTCAAGAATATAAACACTACCGTCATTAATATTAAATAGATAACCAAAAGTGCTATTTGTACTTTTAGTTAAATACAAAGCTTCACAACCTAATACTCAAATAATATATTTATTATGATCTAATATAATGTTATGATTAGTGTTAGTTTTGCAATTTTCATCTACATATTTAATCATTGATTTCATACAATCTGTAAAATCATATGTATCATCGTCGTATTTGTTATATGCTTCATTAATCTTTACTCAAGTTTCTTCTTCTACGTAACCACCGAAAAGATCACACATGTTTTAATTTAAATGATGTTAAAAATAATTAAATTATCAATAATATTAAAATTCAATTTTTTTGTTATTAGTCATGAAATAAATTTATTATTATTTAATTTAAATAAATAATATGTTTAAATTAATAAAAATAATATATTTTTATATATTCACAGATAAAAAAGAAATATTTCTTCATAATATATATTACATATGGAAAAAACAAATAAAGAATATTTTTGTTATTTATGTAATTATAAAACTATTCATTGTAGTGATTGGTGTAAGCATATAAATTCACAAAAACATAAAAAAGATGGACTAAAAAAAACTACAAAATGTGATTTATGTGATTATGAATCATCATCACAATGGAATATTAATAATCATAAATTAAGCTGTCATTCAACATTAAGTGAAAGAAAATTACAAAAATATTATTGCGAAATATGTGATGTTGTATTTTTTTGTAATGCATATATGAAAAAACATTTTGAAGGTAAATATCATAAAAATAAAGAATTAGCAAATAAATATGAAAATGAATTAATAGAAAGACAAATTCAAGAAGAACAAAAAAAGAAAATTGTAGAGCCAGTATTACTGGATATACAAAATGAACAAAATGACAAAATAGAACAAATAGAACAGATAGAACAAATAGAACAATAATAACAAATTAAATTTATTTTAATTTATATAATATAAAAAGTGTTATTATAATAGCAAAAAATAATATAAAACTATATATATTAAATATACTTGTATTACAATTACAATCAATATTTTCATTATAAATTTGTTTAAGTTTATATATTTCAACATATGATTTTGTTTTAGCAAATATTTTTTGTTCATCTCTGTATTCTTTATAATTTTTTAGAATAATAACATTATTAAATATAATTGCATGATTATTCTTAATTATATTACCATCCATACATAAATTTAATTCTGTTTGGATATTCATTGTTGATTCATTTTCTCTAAGCATTTTTATATATTCTTCACCTATTAAACCAGGACCCGTAGGATATAAACAGTGAAAGTCATAATTTTTATTTTTTACATTTTCGCTAATTTTATTTATACATCTTAAAAATAAAATATTTTTTGGTTTAGCAACTAAAAGTGCATTATATATTCCAATTTCTCCTTCTTTCCAATAAATACCAGGTCTATCTAATACTAAATGTTCTTTTTCTGTTAATGCAATAAATTTAAAATTATTTATACAATTTAATTTTATATCAGCGTAAATACCACCATTAATATATAAAATACATAATCTCCATAAATCAGCTTTATAAGCACCAGGTTTTAATGTATCAAATGCAATCAATATATCTTTAGGGAAATTATTTTGTATAAAATCTCTACAATCATTATCATCAAATAGTTGTATATTAAATTCTGGATTAACTATTCTCATTATATCTACATTTTCTTGCATTTTTATTGGTAATTCTTTTGTACTCCATGTTAAATATATATTTAATGGAATAACTGAATTATAAGAATCTTTTATTTCAAAATTATTTGATTTAATAGTTTTTAATTTATCATATATACCTTTTTCACCATAAACTTTTTGAACAATATCCATATTATATTATTAATTAATAAAATAATATAATATTATTGTTTTAATTTATAAAATAATAAAAATAAAATTAGAATTATAAAAATACAAAATAATATATATTAAATACACTTGTATTACAATTATAATTACAGTCAATAATTTCATTATAAATTTGTTTAAGTCTATATATTTCTCCATAATGTTGTATTTTTGTAAATAAATTTTGTTCAGTTCTATATTCTTTATAATATTCTAAAATAGGAACATTATTAAATATAATTTTTTCTTTTTTTAAAGGTAAAGGTAAATATAAACATAAATCTAATTTATTTAATTCTGATTGGATATTCATTGTTGATTCATTTTCTCTAAGCATTTTTACATATTCTTCACCGAATAAACCTGGACCTGTTGGATACAAATCTGAAAAACCATAATATTTATTTTTTACATTTTCACTAATTTTATTTATACATCTTAAAAATAAATTGTTTTTTGGTTTAGCAACTAAAAGTGCATTAAATAATCCAATTGTTCCTGCATTTGATATATCTATAACTAAATGTTCTTTTTCTGTTAATGCAATAAATTTAAAGTTATTTATACAATTTAATTTTATATCAGCATAAATACCACCATTAATATATAAAATACATAATCTCCATAAATCAGCTTTATAAGCACCAGGTTTTAATGTATCAAATGCAGACAATATATTTTCAGGAAAATTATTCTGTATAAATTTTCTACAATCATTATCATCAAAAAGTTGTATATTAAATTCTGGATTAACTATTCTCATTCTATCTAAATTTTCTTGCATTTTTGGAGGTAATTCTTTTGTACTCCATGTTAAATATATATTTAATGGGATAACAGAATTATAAGAATCTTTTATTTCAAAATTATTCGATTTAATAGTTTTTAATTTATTAAATATACCATTTTCTCCATAAACTTTTTGAACAATATCCATATTATATTATTAATTAATAAAAAATATAATATTATTGTTTTAATTTATAAAATAATAAAAATAAAATTAGAATTATAAAAATACAAAATAATATTAAATTATATATATTAAATACACTTGTATTACAATTATAATTACAGTCAATAATTTCATTATAAATTTGTTTAAGTCTATATATTTCTCCATAATGT